CTTTATCCAACTCGACAACAACTTCTTTGGTATCTATCTCACCTAGCGTCACTGACATGGCATCAAGTGTTTCTTTAGAAGTTGTAACAGCCTCTCCATCCATTTTTAATGTTACTGGTTCTGCCGTATCTATCGTACTCATTGAATTTTTAAGGTGGGATAAATCAGTAGTAACTTTCGTCACTTCTGGTGACTTCGCATGTATGATAATTGTACCGCCACCACCAGACAATTTGTATACAGAATCTTTCAAATTATGAACAAGACCATCAGTGACAACAACTCCATCTTCTTCTGCTGTGATTTGCGCTTTCGCTATATCAGCTTCCCGCATAGTTGTGATTACTGCGCTTATCTTCGCCTTGGTATCTTCAGCAGTCCCATTAGTACCGATGGTGACTGTTGAAACAGTACCATCTAAATGCGTCACTTGTGCGGACAATTCACGAACTTCCTTTCGTGCCGTCCCGATTTGTGCCGGATCAATATGAACAATCGATGGTTCTTTGTCATTAAGTTCCTGCGTTTTTGTATTAAGGAGTGCTACTTCTGAAGTAGCGGCTACAACTTCACCTGAATTTATATTAAGCTGTTGTGGATTCCGTAATATTTTAAGCTGGGCTTCGAGTTCTGCAATCCTGGCTGTGGCGTTTACAATGTCCAGTTTTAACTCGGTATAGGAACTCTTATCGAGTTTAATTTTTAAATCATCAAGGGCTATATTTGCTGTATTTAATGAACCAGTAAGATTAGCATCAATTGACGCGGCCGCGGCCGCTGTAGTAACTTCCGCTTTAGTCTGCACATCGGTAAGGGCGGTTGTTAGTTTGGTTACTTGTGTTTTAGCCGTGGACATCTGCGTTTCCACAGCACCAAGCGTACCAAGCACAGCACGTGCCGCAACATCACCAGCGGTAGCTATATTCCTTTGAGCTTCCGCTACTGCGGCACTCTCAGTTATTATAACCTGTGTGGTTGTAACCATTTTACCCGTTTTAGAATCAAACTCTTCAACATCCCTCGTAACTTCACCTGCCATATCTTTAGCAAGACTTTGTATTTCACGCTGGAGTTCTTTGACCTTTGCTACTGCTTCTTTCGTTTGGACACCACGTAGACGTTCCAGATCAGATTGTTTCTTTTCCATTTCAGCACGTTTGCTGTAATAGACCTGCTCATCAGTCATCAATTTGCGCTGAAGGTCACGAATAGCATCTGCTGTAGATTTGCGAATATCCTTTATATCTTCTTCGTACCCTATGACGGTATCCCTATACGATTTATATCGGTCTAAGGCATTGTCCAGCTCGTCCTTGAGTATATCAACAGCATCAGCATACAAGTCTTTCTTCTTCTTGTTTACGTCTGCTTCAATTTCAAGTATAGCCTGAGCAAGATCGTCACTACCCACAAGTGCTAATTTTGCGTTGTTTGTTCTTAACACCAACTCAGCATCTAAAATATCTTCCATTTTCGGAAGATTTTCATCTAATATTGCCGCGGTGTCATCTGATAACTGTTGTTCTAATTTTACAATCCTGTCTGCTTTTTCTTGTGCAGACATCCAAACATTCATATTAACTTCACGAACTTTAGTTTCAAATTCAGTGAAATGTTCACCAGAAGTAATAGCGGTCTTTAGACTTTCTATTGAAGTGGCGGCCGCTGTAGTGAAATCGGAAACGGCTATTTGAGCTGGTTTGATATCCTTAACCCATTGTTTTGCAAACTCCGCCATTGCATCTTTAGCCGTCTGTAATGTTCCTTTAGCCTGTATAATCTTACGGTTAAACTCAGTGAAAGCGTTACCTGATATGGGTTGATTTGCTTCGGTTCGTAGCGTTTTTAAATGACTTATCATTTTTGGAATGACGGAGCGTATGGCAGTTTCACTTAAACCAAGAGAAAGTGCAAATTTTACAAATTCTGCGTTGGTGTCTGTTAATTTCAAACCTTTAAGATTTATACCAGCAGTGACAAGTTCCTCGCTAAGGGTACGCATACGTTCTTCGTTGCCGGCTATTGAGTTTTGAAGTACTGTTAAATGCGCCTTTGCCCCCTTTGCCGTGTTTCCAAATCCAAGAAACCCTTCACTTGATTCAGCGACTACTTTCTTCTGCTTAGTTAGTGCGGCACTAAACTTAGCGGCGTCCTGAACAGAAGCTTCAAAAGATGAGGCTAAGTTATCAAGCCGTTCTGTCTTTAACGAATCCTGAAATTCGGACATGGCACCTTTAAAAGTATCTGTGGTATCACCAACATCATTTATGGAATCAGATACTTTTTGCGCTTGCGCTGTAAACTTACCACCACGAGCAACTATGCCATCCATTACAGCTTTAAGTTCATTGTTACTATCACGCCAACTTAAAGTACCTTTTTTAGTTTTGTCAGTAATGGTGTTGTATTTAGTCAACACACCAGTAAGATTCTTCAACTTCTCTGGAACAGTCGTGAGTTCTGCATTCCAAGCACTAAAAATACCAACACTTGTATCGGGAATCTTTGTGTTTGCAAACTTCTTCTTAGCTTCATTTGTTTTTTGTAGTTTTCGAGCAACACCCTCTACACGGTCGCCAATATCGTTAAGATATGAATAGTAATCATCATCATCTTGCGTTAATGTTGGTGTTAACTCGAGGATATTAATATCACCTTCTAAATCCTGTAAATCGCCAACATGATTTTGTAGAGTACCAACGAGCGTGTCATACTCTCTTTTAAGTTGTGCATTTTTCTCAGCCAATTCGTTAGGATCCATAAACATATTATCCCATGCGTCACTTAAACTGAGCTGATCCATCTCTTTCATTTTCTGAGCAAGCATCTCAAACAATGCTTTGGTTTTCTTTCGGAGTGCATCTATTTGATCTTTTTTCTGAGCCTCTTGAATCTTCTTTAGAACCACTTCTAAATCTTCCAGACGGCCAGTGGTTTTATATATTTCATTGGCATATTTGGGATACGCCTTTGCTAATTTCTCAATTAAAGATTTCCGTTCTTTCGCAGTACCATTGAAGTTTTTAACTGCTTCTATCTCTTTGCCCAACTGTTCAAGAACTTTCGATGAATCTTTATACAATTTAGCTTGTTGCTTTGCGGCGTCTTCCGCCGCATTACCCAAATCAATAAACGCCGTAAATAGCAAGGTCATCGCAATTACAGCCACCATGACGGGGTTTTTCATCAGCTTGCGGTAGAATGTATCTAACGCAACTGTTGCGGCTCTAATAGACGTGGTTAATGTGAGAAATATAGAGGATAACTTAATCAGAGTAACAGCGTAATTCAATGCTATGAAGGCAGCCGCGGCACTTGTTAGCTTTATCGTCCAGCTAGTAATTGGATTGGCTATTAACTTCGTTAACGCATCTAGCGAAAAGCGAACAACATCACCAAACGTACGCAAAACATCCGTTAATCCTGCATCCCCTAAAGCAAGTGCTACATTCGCCGCTTTATCTTTGATCTGTTTGAAGATTATACCAAGACCTTCTAACTGTATCGATGCATTTTCAGAAGCAGTACCTTGACGATTAACAGCATTCGCCATCTTATCCCATGCGGGGATACCTTGAGTAACTAAAGCGGAAGCAGTAGTTGCGCCACGCAAACCAAACAATTCAAAGGCACTACCGGCATCAGTTACAACATTCTTCAAGCGAGAAACAACTGTACGCATTCCGTGAGTTTGGACATCAAAGTCTTCAACTGCGTAACCAGCCCCAATAATAGCGGCACGTAATTTCTCATTCGGAGCGACAAGTTCTTTTATGACACGGCGTAATCCAGTAGCCATCGAACTTGCACGAATACCTGCATTTGAAAGAACCATCAATGATGTTGTGGTTTCTTCTAACGAAACGCCAGTCCGTGCAGTAATTGGACCTAAGTAGTTCATTGCTGTTTTGATCTTCTCGATGGTCATTTTCGAGTTGTTAACAGCATTCGTGAAAACATCAGCAACGTGCGCCGCATCCGTTGCTTCTAACTTATAGACACGCAAAGCACTCGTGACAACTTCGACTGAGGTGGCCATGCTTGACAACGTACCAGTAGCCAGGTTAGCAACAGCTTCAACCGCATCAATCGATTCTTGTGCGCTGAAACCAGCTTGCCCTAACATCTTCATACCATCTGCTATTTCGCCAGCAGAGAATTTAGTAGTACCAGCAACCTCACGAATCTTTTTATCAAGCTTTGCCATTTGTGCAGTAGTTGCACCAGTAATAGCTTCTAAATCTTTAAGGGATTGTGAGAACTCAATATTAGTGGATAGTGTTTTGAATGTTGTACCAAGTGCGGCCGCTGTAACAGAAGCGGCTAAAGAGTAAGCGGCGAATGCTTTAAACTTAGCACCAATATAACTTACAGCTTTTCCTAATTTAGTTGTGGCTACACGGGCTCGATCCGAACGAACCTGTAAATACTTTAGAAGTTTGGTGTATCGTGCATGGGATTGAGAGCCACGTTTCAAGGAGGCATGCATTTTATCTAAGGCCGCAGTATGCCCACGAGAGGCACTCTTAGCTTTATTCCACGCCGCAATTTCCGCAGTAGTTGATTGTCGTTGTCTATTTTGACGAACAACAAGGTAATCTAAGATTTTAGCGTAACGTGCGTGTTGCTGAGAACCATCTTTGATTCGTGCGCTTAGTTTAGATACAGCAGTCGCATTGGCGGATGCTGAGTTTTTAGCTTTAGTCCATGCGGCATGTGCTTTTTCTGTAGCTCGAGCAGAAGCACCAAACTCTTTAGAAAGCATACCAACAGAACGGGCAGACTTCTCTGACATCCCATTAAGGAGAGCAAGACCTTCTTTTGTTACAGCTTGTAGTTTATTCTTATAAATCTGCAAGTCGCCATTAATAACACCCTGAACAACATGCTGGCGATTAAGAAAAGCAACAAATCCTTTTACAGAACGACTTGCTTTATCTAATTCTACTTTAGATTGACCATGTTTGTGATTTAAAGCAGTTGTGGCTTTTGTAACTTTCCCAAGAATGGAGCCCCAGTGTTCGACATCCCGTGTATTTTTACCGTATTGTTCACCCAACGCTTTAACGTCACGTTTGTAATTCTGCAGGTACTTGTCATCTTTCTTTAGAATCTTACCAAACGCATCAGTGGCTTTGGATGCTTTAGCTGTAGCTTTAGCGTGGTTCGCAAGACCCGTAGCGCCACCAGCTAAAACATCCTGTGTTTTCTGCAACGTCATCGCAAGGCTATTGAGATTTGCGGATACATCCTTAGAACCAAGCTTCGACATTTCGACGGCAGTATGTTTAATTGAGGTAACAAACTTCGATAATGTGCCTTCCAGTGATTTAATCTTCGCAGATAACTTATCGTTTCCATCAAATTCTACTGAAAGTTTATTACTCATCACTACACCTTCTTATCAGAGGACCATACTTTATGCTTACCTTGCATCTTTTCCGTCATGGATTGTTTTTCGTCATCACTTAACTTTTCGTACATTGCTGGATCGCCAAACATGGGAACTGCGGCGTTCATATCTATTTTAGGATGTGCGGTTTCTACAACTTCGTTATCTTCTGCGTCCTCAAGATCACCACCTACTCCGTGTATTGCGGCTTGAAAACGTACCTCTTCATTTTTTAACTCTGTAAGCTCGGCTAACAGTGTTTCAAATTGAGGACGGGTTAAACCGCCCTCGAAATAACTGCGTTGGTAAAAATGTTCTATTCGATAACTGGTGTCTCTGATGATGGTTGCGATTGCCCGGTCGATTGAAATAAACTCTTCACTTTGTCCACCAGGCTCCGGAAGTTTTTTATTGCACCAGCAAAATTGACATCAAATATCAATTCAGCCAATTCAGAGAACTGCACATTATCCATATCATCCATCTTCGGACGATTATCTTTTTTAGTCACCATCTCGATAATAGTACCGAGATTATCTTTTATAACAGCAAGGACTTTATTGATGAGGACAACATCACCACCGCCCTCTACATTAGCAATCTCCGCCATAGCTTTAGCGATGATATCCGATATCTTAAATTCATCAGCCATAGAAAGCGGGAATATTTTATATGTGGTTAGTTCTTCTACACCAAGGTCAAGTTCTTTAATACGGGGATTTAACGCCATGCTATTTTCTCCTCTAAGAGATTGAAGGTACGAAGCGACAGAACTTGGTTATTAATCAAGGGCTGTTCCAGCATTATATCTGCCACTTCGTGGATACATTAGAAAACTCTAATCAAATAGGATTCTTCCCAATGGGAATTGGTCCCAAGCGGCGTTTCCACCAGAAGTTTCGCTGTCAGCACGTTTAGCTTCAAACGTAATCGGAACAGCCATTGCATCTTCAGCTTGCATATCAAGTTCTACAGAAGATACGGCATTTGCACGAGGGAAGATAACGTACATGTGATTTACACCATTTGGATAAGTGTAAACAGCTTCCATACGAACAAACTTAGGAGCTTGAATACCACCAAGACCAATAGCACCACTGTGAGCGTCACCAAAATCAGAAGAAGTATTGAATACATTGAAACGGATGATATCACCAGCGGTGATAGTCCCTGTTACAAAGTTAGCAGCCAATGTCAATGCATCGTTTGCCCCATCAAAGCTGAAACTCTCAGATGTGCTGATAAGAACACCACCATCACCAGTCATAAGACCTTCAGTACTGTGGGTTACGGTGTATGCTGTAGCGGTTGTAAATTCTACGGTGTATTGACCATCTTGAATGTAACTTTGATCAGCAACCGTGATATTTGCAGGCACAACAACTAAGGCATTAGCACTCTTGACAACAGATGCACCAGAAACAGACATATCACCAGAACCAGAACTTGGGTCAAGCCCACGAGCGATTGCGAGGTTCTTTGGTGAGATTTCCTTAAAGGCGCACTCAAGGGAAGCACTCTCACGCAATGGCAAGGTCAAGTCTTCTAGCAATGGGAAACCTGATTCTAGTTTCCAGTAAGAAACTTCACCAGTATATTTAGTGTTAGCAAGAGCACCAATAGACTGATCTGAAGTTAAAACAGAGGCAAGGTTGCTAATGTTAGTAGCGGCGTTGCCTATACGAATTTGAGCAAGACCCAGTGCGATGGTACTGGTATCTTTTGTTACAGGACCTGTTCTACTCATAGTGGTTCTCCTTTGATTTGAGGGAAGTTAAATCTAACTCCGTTACATGGTCACAATTCCTTCGGAGACAATTCAAGAAAATCTTGCCTTCCCCGACTAATTCCATATCTACTATCGGTTTTTCTTTATATGATCTACCAAATCGAAAAACCAATGAACCGTCACCACGACGGAAGATAAGTTTCTTGCCACATTGTTCACAGTGAATAAACACTATTTGGCTCCCCATTGCAATCTAAAAGTAATTATACGGAGGCCTAATCCATCCGCAGTGGGTGAATAGTCACTATCACCAAGTACATCTATCACAGCCGTAAATTGCGGTTCCCATGATTGGTTATAACAAACCATACGCTTCTTGCAATCAGTTTGTGTAAAATCATAAAGATGATCGATAATTACATCACGAAACTCTGCGGAAGCTATTCCATCGCTATCACCGTCAACAAATAAATGAAGTTGTATAGTCGCACTAGCTAACGTGTCTTGAGTGCGGCTATTGGGCAATACAACTAACCATTTATCAATCAAGTCACCATTGCTATCTTTTGGTTGACGTTCTACAAATTCAAAATAAATGGAATACTGAGTAGCGAACGTATCTATAAAGAATTTCCGGATAGATCGTAAAAGAACTGCTTCGCTTAAAGTCGCATCCATTAGACAGCACCTAACTCTTGTAATAGCACTTCTAAAGTCTTATGTAATTCAGCAATGGTGTCAAATACTCGCTTATCCGCCGGTATCTCTTGATTTAAGTCGAGCGTAGCCACATTTAAACCAGTAACTATGTCAGCTACTTGCTCTTGTGAAAAGCTCATGACTATTTCAATATCTTTAGGTATTACTTGCACAACTCTCATCGGGTAGCCTTCTGGCTCTGATACATAGCTATTGCTTGCGCACTCCAACCAGCACCACGTAGGGATTGTAAGAAATAAGCATCTCGTGTACTTGCGGACATTGGTGTATCCTTCCGAGTCTTAAAATCATCTTGCCAGTTATCACACATCTTTTTCCAAAACATCGGGAAAATCTGTGGTGCGGCTGAATGCAGAAAGTCTTCAATCGCTTGTGGAATGACTGGACGACCTGGAACATTACCACTACCATAAGTTATGGTGTATGCGTAGTCAGCAATCTTTATACGTCCCGAAGCGATACCACGCCAACCAATGTGCGGGGTAGTTGCGGAAACATCAATACCAGCTACAGAGCCACGTCCACTAGAATAACGGCGATTCAATACTTTTATACTGGCAAGCAATGCACCTTCAGCTTGCAGGAATTTAGGTGAATGTAGACTAGCTTCTTTATACGCTTCGGAATGCGGTGCGTAACTCTGCCTATTAATGCTACCACCCTTTGTTTTGATAGCTTGCTGAATATGAACTACAGCGGCGGACGCTAAAGATTTAGACATATAAGCACCACCGGTATCAGATAACGCCGCTACACCTTTACCTATTTTAACTATGGTCTTTGAAGTCTTTGCAAGATCAACAGCGAAAGCATCAAAACTACCAAAAGCAAACGCACCTCTATTGACAGTCATTAGCGATTATCCTCACCAACACCACAGACCTGAACACCATCTAGTTCATAACGACTAACATGCTCAATCTTATAATTGACGCCATCTGGCGTTGTTATACGATCACCACGCTTAACAGGACTGCTTGCGGGAATATACAAGATGTTCGTAACATTACCAGTCGAATAAACAGAACCCTCAACTTCTGGTTCTTCTAATAACCGCTTCTCAACAAAACATGCACGTAAATCTGTTGATGTTGCTGTCCATTCAGGAAGCTTGTCATAATTTGCATCGTATTCAGGGGAATCGTTATGCGTGAAAACATTAACAGTGGTATTGCATCGATAAAAAACTACTATATTTTCAACCACTGCATTTTCAAACATGGTAGGTACAAAGTTTGTCACGATGTAAAAAATGCCACCATATTCAACAATACTACCATTACCAACAGGAGTATCTGCGGCTAAAGAACCTAATTGCTGAAACATTCTCACGAATAATGTCGATTGGTCTGGATATGCGGAAGGGTCTACATGCAAGCCGGTAACTGTCGAACCGTCTGGATTGTGAAGAGTCAGTGAAGTACCCACTTCTGCAAGAACTTCTTTTATGTCATCAGCGATGGTCATACTTACTCCACTAAATTTCAATACCTAACGGATCATACTCAAATCCACTTGTAATAAAGGTCAAGAATCCATCAACACCGCCCAAACTTGCGAAAGCATCAACAAATAACTCTGGGTTTTCATCAGCAAACTTGCTGAATGCTTCATCGGCTGAAAGTAATAATTGATTAAGGTGCTTAAACCTATGCTCTAGGTGTATTTGTTTATATTGGAATTTCATTGCCGCCACATTAGCCAATATCTGAATAATGTGACGGCGAGTACGTTCAATTATCCAATGACTTTTTATATCATTAGATATCGGTAGAACCCAACCAGTTTCCGTAAGAGCCTGATTAACTGCGGCTTCTAAAGAATTAGCATTAAGATCATTTGCAATTCCTCCTAAAAGGAATTGAGCAGTTTCTATTACGTCATCTATAGTCGCCACAGCCATAATTATTTCGCTTTCTTAGTAGGTCTACGGTTAACTTTGGGTGCTTTTTTGACTTTAACTTCAACTTCTGGAGTCTCAGGAACTTCTGGAGTCTCAGGAACTTCTGGAGTCTCAGGAACTTCTGGAGTCTCAGGAACTTCTGGAGTCTCAGGAACTTCTGGAGTCTCAGGAACTTCAACGATTTCAACTACTTCTGGAACTTCGACAACTAGCACAGTGTCAGATTGTTTTTCTACCAGATAACGAACATCTTCTGGCAATTCTTGGAAAGGGCAAGTAAAGCACTTGCCCTTTCCTAGAATTTCGCCTGTACCAAGTTTCAATGCTCCCTTTAATGTAACTTTAAGAGAAGACATGGAACCTCCTAGCGTACTTTCAGTGAATAAATAGTATCAGGATGATACAGAACTGGAATACCTTTGTCTTGGACTCGCATCCAAGTACCATCTGGATCCCACTCATCTTTTTTGTCAACATTCATGCCCCAAGTACGCTCAAGACCGTATGGAGATTCCATAAACTCAGCAATCTTCATACCATCGGCAGAAGTATCGGAGAAGAGCAAGAAGCGATCATCATCAATGAATTTCTTCTTCATCAATACTTTATCTTCACCAGCGATGTAGCTATTGTCTACAGCGGCGTTGAAGGAGATCACGTTGGTCACTTTATTAACACCAGTGATTATGCGGTCTTCCCACGCGGCGGCTTCGCTCATGTCGATAAAACGAATCTTAGCACCAACCTCAAAGTCAGTTGCGTCATCAACAGTTACGGTAGTAGAAGCACCACCAGTAAGTGAGGACATCATCCAACCAGTAACTTCGTACATTTCGTCATATACTTGAAGAGTACCGATTCCAAGAAGCTGAGAAATAACAGCAGTTGGGTTAGCGAAAAGATCACCATTACCAAATGCAGACTTGCTCAACAAGTTTTGAATGTTCTCATCAAGGATAAGAGTCTTCAAAAGCTCACTATTCAACATTGCATGGTTTGGGGTAACACCAGCGTCATCAGCTAAAACAGCCTTAGCATCAAACATGTCTTCTACTGGATTACGATTTGCGCCTGTTCCCCAATGGCGAGTTGAACCAAGCTCAACAATGTGAGACTCAGGGACACCATAGCTGATACCGAGTTTAGTCCCGCCTTTAGCCATGTAAGAGAATCCACCCTTAGTGACCATTTGACTCATCATCCACTCACGACGGCGATCACAACGATTCCGAAGTTTTTGTAGACCACGTGCCAATTTCTTCTCAGCAGTTTGGTAAGTAGCAACTGTACCAGGCTCCCGCATGGAGTTCAAAAACTCCTCATCAAAGTACATCTTCTCTTTGAAGTATGCGGCTTTGGCACTTGCTTCGCCAACACCATCAATGCCGATAGCTGGAGCAGGCGCACCAGGAGCGACAAAAGGTGTCATACCAGCACTACCGTACTCGATTTCCCAACGAATGTTGTCCGACTCATACTTAGTAGTAGGAAACAGACTGTTGAAAAACATGTTTGGTGCTTTTGGAAACTTTGAGATTAACTTGTTCAGCACTGTTAATTTCAGTGCCGGAATACCCTCAGAACCCTTCATAATTATTTCTCCTCAATAGGTAAATGCACTTACTTAACAATTAGGTGCCGGCCATCTTCGATAGCGTTTAATGCGGTAAGAGCCGCGGCGTCAATGCCAGTTACGAATACTTTGTAAAGCATACAGTTACCAAATACTACGGAAACAGGAACTTCTGAGAGTCCAGCTTCAGTACCAGTATTGATGTCTTTATCAAGAATGCAACCTGCGGCAACGAATGGTGTAGTTGCTGAGGTCTTGTGGAACACAGCGGCGTTGTTAGCTGTAGTGAAATCAGCAGAACCAACAGTACCATCAACAGTAATAGTAGCTTGTCCACCGGCAACAACGATGCTTATAACAGCACCTAAATCGTCAACAGTGCTATCTTCTGATACGGCAAGAGTATCACCAACAGCGAAACGTGCGGCGTCTGCTTCAGAAACAACAACTACCGATGATGCGTTTGCGGCGTTTGCTACGAGTGGTACAGTTACTCCATAAGGAACAACAAAATCATCAAGTGTTACACCGACGATTTGACCGGCTTTTACATAACCAAATCCAGCCTTGAAAGATTTGTCTTTAATAAGAGCAATCTCACGGCGAGAGTGGAATAGGGGCGGAATACCTGGTGAGTATGCTCCGCGATCTAACCCTGGCGCTTCGTTTTTCATAGTTTTCTCCATTAGAAAAAGGGGTAAATTGTTATCCGAGCATACGAGTTACAATGTCGTCATCCTCAGTTGTATCATCAGAAGAACCGTCAACACGACCGTTACCACCAAGACCCTGAATTGGGTTTGTGGTGTCGCCAAGGGAATCTTCCCAGTCTTTTACATCGGCAGTAACATGGGCGGTGAATGCATCAACGTCCAAACTACCTTCAGCAACAAATGCATCTTTGTTTAGATTAGCAGACACTTTAGCATGTAAACGCTCTGGAATGGTGCTAGCAGTCAAAGCATTGGCTACAATGCCTTGAGCTTGTGCGGCCATGTCCTGTTCGTTACGTACGGCATCTTTTTTTTCAAAAGTAGATAGCGCATCTTTTTGTTCTGCGTTTTCTGCTTTCAATGCAGTGACTTCATCGGTCAATGCGGATACTTCTTGTGAGTGAGTAGCTTCTACCCCCTCGGCGGTTTTTTGTGCTTCTTGTTTTACAGGCTCAGTAAGTGCATGGACTAAATCTTGACGTCCAGCTACAAGCTGTTCCTTTGTTAGGGCTGAGAGATCCATCGTAATGCCTCCAATTCTTGGGTTATCGGATCCAATTAATTCTTGCAACAAGCTTTCGTAGGAGCCTAAACGATCAGCCATCCCCGCATCAACTGCGGATTGACCAACCAATAGACCACCTTGACCAAAATCATTTGTAACTGTCTTAACAGATACATTGCGATATTCTGCCACATCGGCAATAAACACATCAGCAAGTGCATCCAACCGCTCAACCAAGTCTTTTTTTCCTGCATCAGACATGATATCCATACGCTTGCGTGGACTAGCTGTATTTGTAAATTCTAAAGAGTCACCATCTGCATCTGGTTTAGAAACACCAGCAACGACCCCAATACTTCCGATCTGTGCAGTAGCATCCATGATAATTTCATCACTCGCCGCCGCAATCCAATATGCGGCGGATGCGGCTGATGCACCAACATAAGAAACTACTTTTTTATTTGACGCTTTAATGGCAGTTGCCATTTCATGAATACCACTAACAGCGCCACCAGGTGAATCAATATTCAATAATATTGTATCAACAGTTTCGTCATTAAGGGCTGATTGAAAATCTAAGGCGAGTTGCGATAATGCAGTAGCTCCAGAAATATCAGTCATAAGGTTGGATTTAGGGAAGATTGGACCACTGATAGGAAGAATAGCGACATTATCCCTAACGGTCATTTCATAAGAATCTTCGTGGCGATTTTCAGCATGGAATTTTAATGCGGCTGGGTCACCTTCGTATGAAGCAAGAGCAAGCATTTTCCGCATTCCATCTTCGGAGCACAACCATGGTTCAGTTTGAAGTGCCGCCATAATGCGGGGATGCCGGTTTAACTTTGGGTGCTTTACCATCTAATTCTCCTTGTCCGTAAGTCATATCAAAAGTTTGGTGGTAAGTAAAGCCTTTATTTTCTTCTCTGCAAAACTGGCTTCTCTTTTGGCTTCTCTTTTGGCTTCTCTTTTGGCTTCTCTTTTGGCTTTGGATCTTCGTTACCATCAGGTGTTTGATTCTGTGGACTAGGCACGTTTTGTGGTTCTTGTTCACCCGAAGCTTCCTCTGCGGCGTCAATGGCAACTTGCAATGGGGTCTTGGGGTAATAATCTTCTTCTGTGGCAAAATCTAAGCGTTTTCTGGCGTAGGAACCGAAACCTAATTTTTTAGCGATCTCTGCACGTGGTATACCAAGGGACTCTGCAACCGAACCATGCTTAACACCGAGCAGGGCACGAGCTTTTGATTCGATGTCGGATATCTCCGAAACAGGAAATTCAAAGTCGAGCAACTTATATGCAGGCCGTTTAACAGTTTTGAATGTTGGCTCTTGGTCTTTGAAAGTGGTTGCCACTTTCAAAGGATAGGTTGCTTTCAAATTCCCTGCATACTCACAGAGTTTAAATATACCACGCCAGAAGTCATAGCGTAAGAATCGACTGAAGTACGCTAATTGATCTTGTATTCTATCTGACTGCGGACCACGAGTAGCAACTATGCCCGCTTTTGTTCCACCACCAGCAGTACCGTTAACCATATCATCAGCACGATTCAAACCAGATGTGACCATCTGCATAATGTCTGTATCTTGTCCAGAAATAGAACTTAAACTTGGATTCTTACATTCTAGCGAGATACCCGGAGGTAATACAATTGTCCCACCTGGTGTCTTTTTAGCAAACAAACCAGTTTCTTCTTTTTGTTCTTTAGTCAGCTTCAACCATGTTTTGTAAGCTTTGGTGTCTGTAATCGAAGCGACCCAGAGATAAGAACCACTTGATTTCTTATGATCGATTTCCCAACGCTTCAACGCTTCATACTGATTCAACCAAACAATAGTGGTCTTTATATGGGAAACATTACGTGTAGTCAGAAAACCCCTATCCCATGTAATCACGAAGGTGCGTAAACCTTTGAGCTTTGTGAACTTCCTACTCTTAGTTTTCCCCGAAAGCCCCTTCTTAGTTTCTTTCTTTAGCAACGCTTCGGCTTCTGGAATCATTGAGGGGAAGTAAGCTAAGTTGATTGAGGGAAGGAATAAGCATTCGCTTGTTGCTGTAGTTCCTGGTTTTTGGAAGCGATAGACTAAAGGAAAGGCTGATTTATTAGGATGATTATATATACCACTATTATTAGCGCCGCCAGTAACAAGAGAAGGATCAAGGAAGTCAACTTCCACGAAACCGTCATCATGTAAGGTAAGCGAGAGGAACAGTTCTCCTTCAATCTCAGAACGTGCCACATACTGGCCCATACGCAAATACAAAGCGTTGCGTGGATCGTCCCAAATCTCATCTATTTTCTCCTGTAATTTATCAATTGGGGATTCAGTACAGAAACCCCCACCAGTAAGACTTCCCATGAAATCACGTACATGGCTATTAATTTGAGGATTAGATACAAACTTATTCCAACATTCAGTCTGTAATTCACCGAAATTCTTCAAATCGTGGGCTAACCCACCAGACCCACCAACAACAAAACCGTCTTCATCTATTTCTTTTTCTTGACCACCAGCCATCCAATTAACCGCTGTTTGTGCAACAATCTGTAGTTGATCGTCGGACATTTCATCGATTAACACATTAACATCAGCTTGATCCATATCCATTTTAGTATGCTCCTACTGTTTTTTCAGAAAACATCTCACCAAAAATAAGACTGGATGTACGGTCACGGAAGTCTTCAACCGTTAAATCACGACCACCATACAAACACCATGCTAAAGAGAACATAGAATCATCTTGAACACCGTACTTTTCGTCTTTTTCTGGCGAACCATACCACTTTTTAGCAGAATTATGGTCAAAATGCAATGCTTCTTCTTCCATAATGTCACTATCTTTGCTTCCAGCTACACAAACCTCTGGTATTTTGATTAAACCTTGCTGATATAGTGTGAAAAGTTCAGAAAAAGCTGATTTTTGCTTGTCATACGATGGTTGGATAGCTTCAAAGCGAATATCATGCTCATCGCACCACCCACCGAAGTCCCACATACCCCATCGCTCAGTGCAGAACGAATCCACACCATCGTACTCATCATGCAATACTTGGACTGCATGTTGTATCTCCGTGAGTGTCGAAGTCTCAATATGGTTAACATCAAGCGCAAAATAGATGTATTTCTTGACTGCGCTATCCTCCAGATAAACATCTGGGTTGTTTTTTGAATTAGGAAGCCCTTTGGCTACTGCGGTGAGTATCGTCCGGGCTCCTTTTGTTAAATCTGCTTTCATCGGGTCAGAACGGTCAAGACCAAGCATAATGGCAAAGTCCGTATTATATAATTTCGATAATGCTTGTAATTCTTCGAGTGAGCATATCTTTCTGTGCAATGTCGAAGTTTTTAACGAGTAGATCGAAGAGAGTGGGGTCAAATCCGCACATACAGCAGTTTTTCTATACTTAGCTCGATCACGCACCCGTTCGTCGGTTATTTGGGGGTTATCTAAGGTGTCGTCACACTTACAAGCTTCTGTAAGGCGTTTCACCACTTCGGCTTGTAAACCAAGAGTACCAAGAACACCAATGTAGTGTGTGGCTTTAACTACTTCTGGTTTGAAGAACTTTGCTGATGCGGCTCCCCATATATTCTTGAAATAGCGGTCAAAGTCTGCGGTAGGGAATTTCTCACGATAGGAGTCAAGCTGTTTCTGGTCATTATAAGGGTGCCACATATCCTTCTCACTACCTTCTGGGGAACAGCGGTAGTGGAAGAATAATGTAGGGTCTTTGGACTTACGTCCCGTTTGATATAATTTGTAGAGGATGTGGCTCTTTTCGGAAACAGTAGAATCGATAACACCGAGAGCGTTGGGCATGTTTCGAGTTGAACCGTCTAACTGGACAAAGAACTTGGGGTTCTTCATGTCGAACATTTCCGAGAAACTATAACCAGTGATGTTGGAGACGATACCAGAGAAACTAGAAATACTACGAATCAGCGAAGCGACATTACCTTTACTGTCAAGTAAGCGTATCTCTTTCTCTTGAACATTTTGTTTGCCAACTAATTCCAATAATCGGGGGCTGTTTAGTATGATGTTTCTCATGATGTCATAGTGGACAAACTTGACTTGGTCTTTCGAGTTAGCACCAAGCATGATCTGTTGACGTGGGAAGCAGAAGAATTTCCATAATTGAATGAGACAGGCTACTGCTGATTTACCTTCACCACGTGGCCAGCAGAAAACTATCAAGCGGTGCTTCAATCTACCATTCTTCATCTGCAACGCTTCGTTCATGACCTCTTTCTGATTAGACCACATATCCCAAAAGCTCTTACCTGTTGCGGCTTTTTGATGCGAGAGGTCACCAATCAGTATCCATGATGGTATGGGCGAATCATTTTCATAAACAGGGATGCGCACATTCTCCTCACACCAGCGGGAAAACCCTTCACCACCATTACGGTACTGCTCAACTCTAATGGCTCTGGTCATAGTACGGCGTTGGATTTCCATTAATTGCTACCCATCATTTCATCGTAATAAGTTAAATCACCCTTGACAGAAGGATCATGGCTATCACCGACATGCTTCGGTATACCCTTACCAAGCAATTCACGAGGCATTCCCAAACTATCCATACAAACAGAAACCTCCCGTATAATAGCACGGATTTCCTTAAATATCGGATTAGGTACTAAACTACCACGGGAAATTACCATGGCCGGTGCATTCAAACTGTGAACCTTCATGTGAACCAACTGCGAATACAAAGGTATCAAATGCATCCCAACCTTCAACATAATATCAGGAGTCATTTCCTTAAAACAACTGAGGACGCTATCAACAACGTGTTTCTGGTAGCTTCGGCGCAAACCGCAAGTGCCTATTTTCGAGTATGGGCATGTCCCTTCTATCGGGCAGGTATCAACATCGCATTGCGGTACAGCGTCCCACGTCACAAGGTTTAACGCTTGGGTCTTAGTTGAACCTTTGTGTATCTTTATAGCCCCTATTTGGTCTTTTGTTTGTGTAGGTAATTCCATTGTACTTCCTTTTGGCAAAGGTTGTGGTTACTGGGGTGAATGGTAATGTATGTTTGGTGGGGCTGTCAAGGTTTACTGTTATGGTTGTGGTGATGTAAGGTTTTAGGCAGGTTTGGCGGCCAGGAAAATTCGATGGTTTGTTTTGGTGTTGGTGTTGTGGTTTATTGTTATTGTTTGGGGGTGTGGTGTATTGTAATAGTTATAGTTATCGTGTGGTACTGGTGTATGGAAATATAGTTGTATGGTCATGGTGATGTATGGAAATATAGCCGAAATATAATCGTTTGTTCATGGTGATGTATGGAAATATAGCCGAAATATTGTGGATGGTCATGGTGATGTAAGGTATTTCAGAAATATAGCCGAAATATTGTGGATGGGTACAACGCATGAGGTAACTACTTGTTTTTACTGTAAAAAAGTCGAGTGCTTTACATTAGAATAGTATAATCTGCTATTCACTTGCGCTATTCATAGAATCTCGATAAGTTTTGAGCACGTTAAGCAAGCAAGCTTAACTCGAAACGCTTCAATAAGAAGCAGAAAAGGGATTTCAAAATGAAAGCAATCGTATTAAAGCAAGACAATGAGCAAGCAAAACTAAATGAGACTGTCAAGAGCGCAACTAAGAGCGTAAATGCTCTTGATGCTAAAACAGCGTTGTGTAGTAAAATTATTAAAAGTAAAAAGCTAATGACAGTAAACGACACTGCAAAGATAGAATTTGCATTGTTGACGCTTTGCTATTTGAATGAAGATGCAACACTGCATCTTGATATAGTTGCCCCATTTTTGAAAAGTATAGACTGCTATAGAACAACAGTTGCACAACATATTATTGATTGCTTAGATTGCAATCGTTATGATTCTAATATAGTTAAGCTAGATAAGCGTGACTTAACAATTGATGCAAAGTTTCTCGAATTAGTCTTTTTTAGCAGTATGCATCAACAGCAAATAGCTTGCTATACTCCCGCTTTGTATGCTTTGTACGCTGACGAATACGTGCAAGAATGTCACGTTTTAGCGAAAAAAGAGAATAAAAAGCGTTCTGCTAAAAAGTAAATTAATAAAAGCGTATATACAGAAACTTGTATATACGCTTTTCACTATATACAAAAAGGGATATATCATGATTATTATTGAAATTGCAGAAAACGGGAAATATTCTAAATTAGCTGAAAAAACAGCTAGATTGAAACGCTCATTATCTCGAATATCATTTTAGCGTATTACATCTTTTGCGCAATATAGCAAATAAGGGAAAAAATCATGAATTACAAAAACTTTAAAGCTGTTATCGAAATGTCAATGTTTAATGCAGTAGATGCAGTACATAATCTTAGAAACAAATCATTAACTAACATTGAAAAAAAAGCAATATATAACATTACTACCCATTTTTTGTGTCAAGTTGTCGAATATTTAGACGAAGACGAAGACACGCAAGAATTATCAACTGAATTTCTAGCTGATTTTCATATAGCAAAATCAGAATCAACATGTTTAGAAGATACGTTGCTTTGTATTGATACTTTCACTGACTATATTTATCATGAAGAATTGAATTTTAGAAAATAACAAATAAGCTTTTTAACCTCATAGCGCAACATGCAGAAACTTGTATGTTGCGCTTTTTTGCGTCTGCTGTATATCGAGGTGGCTATAGACACGGAGGTGTCGATATCGGTATTGCGATATCGAGGAGGTGTATCAGATGGAGCGGAGCGGAGGGGTATCCGTCGTGGTGGCGGACTGGATACGGACAGGCCGAGGCGCTGATACTCGGCGGAGCCTATCATGGACGGTCCAACTCTATTCAGGCGGTCTGGCCGTAATCTCCCTTGGTAGCGGTGTCACCCCTTGGTAGCGGAGCTGGAGGAGGAGCC